AGTAAATCCCCGCTTTTTTAGTACCAGTAGCAACATCACCTGCAGTAAAGTAGACAGGACTTCTTGATACGGAGAGTTCGCCACCATCGGTGGAAGAATAATTAGGCTTCTGTACTAGGAATATCCCATTGGCGGTTAAATAATATTGTGTGGGGATACCACTTGTGACCGTGCTTAGATCAGCGTCTGTGATTTCGTCTTTGTTTATTTGTTGGAGAGTGGTCCAATCAACACCATTTGGGTTTAGGATACGAACTTTCTCTAAATCGAGGATCTGGTTGCCGTTAGCGTCTACTGTAAATGAATAATCTTGCTGGCCTGACACTATGTCGAAATAAACTACAGGGTAGTCAGTCTGTGTAGTATCGTCAACAGGTCGCCAGTTGCCCGCTCCTATGTTGGCCAGTACCATATACCAGTTTAATGCGGTGTTGATGTCGCGGGTCTTAGAAACGGTGGTATAACTACTTGTAGTAGAATTTTGAGTAGTTGTCCACTCAGATATTTGGGTTAGGATTTCAGTTATGGTCATTTTTATAATTTACTAATCTTTACCCCCCACAATTGACGGTAGAGGGATAAAGGTAGAAAACTAGTCTGGGACGACTGCCGTTGATACAGCACCGATAGCTGTAAAAGGATTGCTCATCCAGCCGATAGTATTATTGATCTTTGTTACAAACACGATAGTTGTGTCAGTTATCAGAAGTTCTTTTGTACCATCACAGTCTTCGGAGTTGATTTCCTCTGCAGAAGATGCTGGGGTGCGGAGTTCAAAGTTTGAACCAGCAGAAGCCAAGATAGTAATCTGATGTCCGTCTGGGCAAGAGTTAAGAGGAGGCAACACAATAAAATCATTGGCATCGTTCGCTACTCCAGTTACTTTAACTGTTTTAGCTAAAGGAGGAATAGAATTCTTTGCAATTTGGCTCGATTGTGCTACCAATTCCACTGGAGTAAATTCTACACCAGCTAGTCTTGGGGTACGTCCATTTGAGATTGCCATATGTTTATTTCGTTAATTTACGCTACTAATACATCAAACAAAACTGGAGTTACTTTGTTCCAAGCTTTGAACTTACGGTCAATACGACTTTCAAGTCCAACACCAGAGATTTGCGCTCCACCCACTACTGGGTTTGTGATTTGTTTCATCTTACCATAAGTGTCTTTCACTACGATAGCCCAGAAAGCTTTCTTAACACCTGCAAATACGTGTCCAGAAACATTCTTAGCAGTTGAATAATGTTCAACACCTAGATATTTGAAACCTTGCTTAATACCATTCTTCAAAGCGTCGTCCGCAACATTAAAACCTTCACTAGAAGCCAAAAGTTCTACCAAAGTATAATCCGCCTCACGCCATTGGATGAAGATACCATTACGATTAGCCATTTCAGCACCACCCGCTGTACGGATAGCCTCTTTGATCTTGGCAATAATGGTTTTGATGTTAGAGATAGAAACGGTGATGTTTCCAGCCGCTCCACCAATAGAAGCATTATCGAAGTTAGTCCACTGTGCGTGTTCAGCTAACATTGCGGTTTCCATTGCTTCATTTAAAAGTGTTCCCATGTTGTCTGCGATTTGCATAAAATCAGAGAAGGACTTTTGTGCTAAGTCTGCGTCATCGATATGTTCTGCAGAGTAGCTATAGTCAGAAACTGTTACGGTTTCATCATTGGTAGCAATAGCTACTGATGTATAACCTGTACCACGTGTACCTGTAGAAACAGTCACGTCAGTTAAGTACGGATTTCGTACGATACCTGTGTTTGTATATTTTACGTAACACAATTCTTTCCACACCATAGGCGCGTCAAGACGCTCTTGTAAACGAGTTTCGTACTCTAAACTAGGAATAATTGCCATGTGTTTATAATACTTGTTAATTAATAAGTATCAAATGGCTTTTAGGAGTTATAGAATTTTCCTTTGTTATTCTCTTTATCAAGTTTGGCTTGAACGACTTTAGCTTTCATATCTCTTGGTACTTCCTCGAAAGGTTTCTCCATCCAATACTCAACGCTATCGATCGCTCCCACGCCTGACCGTTTGCCAGTAGGGATAGCCTCTGAAGTCTTATTTAAAGCTCTAAAGTTTGCGAGTCTAGTCTTGAAATAATCGTTCTCGAGCAAAGATTCTAATTCTTCACCCGACTTTTTGAGTTCTGATTCCACAAATTCAAATTCTTTTGGACCCTTAATCTTTAGATCGTGGGCAGTAGCGAATGCTTTTGCTCCATAATCTAGACCATCTGATTTGCTTGGAGGCTTTTCTTCAGTCTGGGCGGCTCGTTCGGCTTTCTTTTCAGCGCGTTTGCGGCGACCCTCGGACTCTTCAAATTTAGCTTTCCAATCTATAGTATCTTCTTCAATCGGATCCTCTGCAGGAGTCTCAATTGTGTCGTCTACTACAACTTCTTCTTCGTCATTTTCCATAATGATAATGTTTTAATTATTTTTAAAGGTGAATAATAACCTTAGACCACTTTTATTAAAGTGAGAAAAGGAGATCAATTTTGAGGGGATCGAGAACCCCAAGGGCTATTCTAAATCTGATGCTCCGCGGCCTGCGCCACACATATAGCATTCAAGACCTGAATCACCACAATTTGTGCAAGCAGGGACGAAACTTCGTTCTTCTTCCATAACGGGAGTTTCGACTTCTGCTTCAACAACTTTCTCTTTTTTCATAGGTTTGTTATTAATTATTAGATACTAGGGGAATAAGTGAATGTCAGATCTGCCGTTCCACCGACTACTACATATAAGCCTCTGGTGTAATCAATACTGCCCAGATCGATCTGTCGGTCGCTAGCGGAGAGCAATGCCAAAGTCATTGTGTTAAATAGAAGTCTACCTGCAGTGCCTGTACCACCTGACATTGTTGATCCGCCGAAAGCATAATTCGCCATAGTCTCTGTAGTGGCGATTGAATTACCACCAGTCCCTGCTTCTAGAGCCTCGAAGACCTGTGAATCATTGGCGTTGGTAGTGGCTTTAACTTGGGAATGCTTGGTTGTCCCTGTAGAATAATCAGTACCCGCTACGCCCGACGCGTTGATTGCTTTCTTGATGTTGTCCAAGAAGACCGCTTCGGAAGTTACCCAAAGGATTTGGTCCGCCACAGCGTCCGCTCCCAAAGATTCAGAGAGTTCAATTACCCCTGTGTAAGTTCTGTCCCCGATTGTAAATGTAGCATTTGCGGTAGTAACTCCAGGGTCGCTGTTCCCAGTACCACCACCAAGGGTTGTATCTGCAAAAGATAGGTTGGCCATGGTCTCGGTTGTAACCACAGCATTTAAAGAAGTTCCTGGAACGCGTCCACGAAGTGTCTGTACAGTGTCTGTGTTGGTAGTAGCCACCACTGTTGGGTGGACTAGAGTACCAGTAGAATAATTAGTCCCTGCGGTACCAGTAGCATTGATAGCGAGTTTTAAGTTGTCGAGCATTGTAGCTTCGGAAGCCCCTTTAAGGACTTGATAAGGTATTGCAGTTGCCCCATAGGTTTCACTTAGAGCGTCAACGATTGTGTAAGTAATGTCACCGATAGTAATCGTTGCCGCGGCAGTCGTTACACCAGCATCACTCGCCCCTGTCCCACCACCCAAAGTGGTGTCTGGGAATGATCCATTAGTGAATGTCTCTGTAGTCGCCACTGTGTTGAGTGAAGTGCCTGGAACGCGACCACGGATAGTGATTGTTGTGGCATCACTTGTTACCGCGACTACTGATGGGTGTGCGGCTGTACCATACCCATATAGAGTGCCTGCTCCTGTTCCTGCATTGATAGCCGCTTTCAAGTTGACTAAGAAAGCTTCAGCGTTGGCCCCCATATAGACTTCGTAAGCCGCTCCAGGAGTCCCTGCGACTGCGGTATAAACTGTAGTGCCGATCGTGATTGTCTGCGCCGCGACCACTGCACCCGAACTTGTAAAGACGGTAACTGCGTGGGTACCTGGGACGCTAGCGCCTGACGATGTGAGTTCAGTTACAGCGTGTGTAGCTGGGACTGTCGCACCAACGGACTGCGTTAAAGTAGCGGTTGCTGGGACTGGGACGTTAGGCCCTGCTGTGTCCCAGATTTTGACTGTGCCTGATGAGTGCGAATTGACTATCAGACTCTCTAGTTGGCCTTGGCCTGTAACCAATAGCCCCGTGTCTGTTATGTTTAATGCTTGTGCCATTTAAACTCCTTCATTAATAGCAGGGGTTTCTGCCTCTGCCTTATTGCTTTTAATTTTACCAAGATCTCCGAAGCCTTCTTCTAGAGCGTTAATCGCTTCCCACCAGGAACGGACTTTAGACCCAAGGTCTTCATTGCTGTCGTTCCCAGCTACGAGAGCAATTGCCCTATTCTTAAAAGGGTTGTGTTTTAAACCCGCCTCCATTACCCCGTGAGAATAAATGGGTTGTAACAATACTTTTCTTACTGCCTCGACCATTTTTTGATTCTTCCAAAAAGCTTCGATCAGCAATATCTCTTCTTCATTTAAATAATTTACGTCCATACTTGTTTTATTAATTCTTTAGCTTTCTCAAATGAGACTATGTGCCCATAAATCGGGCCGCTTAAATCTTGTGCGATGTGCCTTAGAAAGTCCCGTTTGGTGTTCCTATCTGCACCATGCTCCACGACATATTTATATTGATTCCTATAAGCCTCGACCTCCTGCTCTAATCTGAAATCTTTATCTGCAAGGTATCTATTCCACCACTCCTTGATCCCCTCTTCTGTTATCCCCTGTTGTTCTGCGTGTGTTCCTTCGTGGATCTCTAAGTTTCTAGGAATTTCTGCCCCGCTCGGGTTATAAAGTGTGTCTCCATAAGTAAATACTACACTTTTATTCGATAGGTCGAAATGTCCTCTAATCTTATTTATGTTTGGCGGATAGCCTTGGATTATCTTCATTGTGTCGGGATTGGTTGGGGTTGATCTGCGGGTACTGGGTCTGGCCCTACTGGAGGTAAGAATATCTGGCTGAAATCGATCGGTGATAGGCCTGAATCTTCAAGCAGTTGATTGATCGGCTTAGCGAGTCCTGGATTCTGCTGGAATGCTTGTGCGTTGCGGATAACTTCACGGATTACATTAGTGATCTTGTCTGCATTGGCCGCTAGATTCTTTTGTTTACCCACTACGTTAATCATTACTGAAGTTGGGATATCTTTCAATTCGTCTTTTATGACTTCAAAGAAACTGCGCTCTCCACCTTTCATGAATTCCTGTTTGTACATCTCTAGTGCTTGGGCCTTGGCCTCTGGAGTGACCACTTTACCCTCAAATATCATTTCAGCCATCTTTGATTCTACTCTATTGGAAGCGATCTGGTTGCATACTTGCTGGATTTCATCAAATGAGAGTTCTTCAGAGAAACTCTTGCCACCATTCATATCTTTGACCAAGTAAGGAAGGATAAGTTTAGGATAGAGGACATCTGCAAAGAATGTGGCAATCTTACCTTGACGGTATTGGTGGATTCCTTGACCTTGCTGGACTACTAGATTCTGTAGAGCGAATGGGGTGCCTGCTGTTGGATTAGTGCCAAGCTGTGCGTCGGAAGCAGAACCTATAGTACGAGCCGAATTCTCCTGTTTGATTCGGTCATTGGTAATCATCGTTGCGTTCTGCATGTTCCCATCAACTCTAGTGATTGGTCGCCCTGTTTCGTGTTTGAGGATTGTATTCTCTGGTAGAGCAGACAATTTTTGGTTAGCATACTCATCAGAATCTGTTTGGAAGAGGTTTACAGCCGCGTCCAACATTTTCTTGAATTTGATAGCGTCGTAATTGGCCCAGACTTGTGGTTCAAACAATTGTTCTACGATAGAACGTCCTGCCGCTCTGCCTTTGGATTTTACGGTGTCTATCTTTAAAGCGAAGAAATTCTCGGATAACGGTTTATCTCTTCCCTCATAAAGTGTGATCCCCTCTTTGTTACCGTCTTTGTTTGTATAATAACAGACGACTTTCATTTGAGGAGTATATTTATTAGGATCGCCATTTTCTACAGTCTTATCCCAGCTCTCGGGAAGATCTCCACGCAGTTCATAACACTTAACATATTTGCCTGGAGTTTTAACAACTTGACCATCAACACCTTTAACCTCAATCTCGGACTTGGCCAACATGATCGCCATATCGATAGCGTCGTCGTCCCATTTGCCTTTAAAAGCTACAAGTTCTGCTGGGGTATATTGGTGTTCGATACAAATAGGGCCAGCCATAATGTCTTGCTGGTCACAGAATGCGATAGTCTTGAGGTCTACTACTTCTGGGCGAACGTTATTCACATCTTTTACCAGCACCAAATCATAAATAATTGAAGTTTCAGTCACTTCGTCTATAAATGTGTCGAGTTGGTTTAATCTAGCCCACTTCGGGTGATACTTCTTAACGAGGAATGACTTGTAGTTTTGTTCAACATCGTCGATATAAGGGACAACGTCTTTAACGTCAAAACCTTCAGAGCGGAATGCCACGTTAATGATCGGGGTTACAATGTCGTCGTAGGGACGGCCATTATTCGGATCATTAGAACCTTGATTGAACCACGCATTAGCCACGTTAGTGCAACGTTCCACATGTTCCACAAAATTCCAATCTTTGGTGCGAGTCAGTGGCACTCTAGCAGTTTTGAAATTGGCTTCTTCACTTGTTATATATTCGAAAACGTTCATTAGAATAGTAGGTTAGTTAAAAATAAATCCATCTGTTCGCTGTCCCCAAAGATTGTCTTGGCTTTTGTCATAGGCAATTTGCGGGTAAAATCATGAGAACCCCTAGTGATACTCACATAAACTTCTGTGTGAATATCTTCGGGTTTGAACTTAGACAAAGATTTGTGGACATCTTTCGTCTCTGTCTCATAGATATCTCCATTCATTGAGAGTGCGATTTTGTACATTATACGGCTATATTAGTTTCTTTATCTTGATTGAAATAGTCTATCTTTTTCTTTGGATAGGGCTTGTGCGCCACAGGGATTTGATAAGCGAGTGAATCGAGTATGTCATCATGCTGACCTCTCGGGAATGTTCTCATTTCTTCTTTAAGTTCAGGGTTGTCCCCGACCAAGAATATCTGCCTGTTCTCCCAACGCGGGACTAGGCCTCTTATCCTCGTTTCTTTTAGTGTCTGTTGATGTTTTAGAGGTTCGACTGTAAAGAAGGTGTTCCGCTTTCGCATTTCTTCTTGTAAAAACGGGGCGATAACCAATGTGTATGTAGATTCCTCAACCCCGAGGAATTTCGGCTTATAAGTCTGTTGTAAATAAAATAAATGATCGATGAGTTCTCTAGAGTTTATCTTCATTCGATAAGTGTGCACGTACCAAATGTTCTCTAGTGACACTCTATTAATTGTCACTCCTGTGAAATCTGCAAATTCTTTCTCTGAAACCGCCGTATCAATCGTTATATAGCAGAGAGTGTTCAATCTCCGTACTTCTTCCTCCGTCACGTGCTGTGCATACTCCATCTTAAATTCAGCAATAGACTCGTCGATCGGTTGATTCAGCATTTCGGTAGAGTAAGTAAGCGACCCCAACTGCTTTTTCTTGTCCTCGAGGGAAACTTTCCCGTCCCTAGACGCCTCTAAATCAGTCATAGCATATTTAGATGGCCACGTCGGGCTTCCCGCGATTTCCACGGGTATATTCCGCACCATCAAACGGTCGTCGATTTTCGCTCTATCTATTAAAGTCTGGACAGAACCATATTCTGTGATATAATTCCCCAAGTAGAGGACAATAGCCGAAGAATCGAGTCCTGCCTTAAATTCATTAATATGAGAGATAACTTGCGCCGTGTGAGCTTTAGAATCCTTTGTCTTGTTGGTCTCGAAATCATCGAGTAACAAACAATCTGGGCGTTGATGCCCATGAATACGACCACGTACCGACTCCTGCGTACTGTGGGCTTCAACACGGACACCATTATTTGTAACGAAATTATTTACTCTTTTTTGTGTGATCTCGTCAGGGTTCTTCTTTGCATTGAACACTTCACCAAAATCTGCGAGGATTTTAGGATTGGTCTGTAAATCGAGTACGATATCAAACAGAATGCGCTCTGCGTTCTCTTTATCAAAGGAGTCTACGTTGATATATGATTTCTTCTTATAAATCATCAACCAACAAAGAAAACCTTTAGCAATTGAAGTTTTAGCGCTCTCTCTAAACGCGATCCAGGCCACTTCACGCAAACGGCCGTCCATTAATCCCCCTAAATCATCGAACATATCCCCGTGGAATGGGGCGAACGAATATTTTATATAATCTAGATAATAATAAGTAAAGAACAACGAGAAGTCCTTACTGCACAGGTACTCCCGTTCCATTGGTCGTCCATTCACTACTAATTCCAGCGCTCGTCGGTTCCTCGGTATGGGGTTCTGCTGTAACACTGACGTTGTTTGTAATATCATTGCCATCAAGTAAAGCGTCTAATTTCTTTTTATCTTCATCGTTAAGTCTATGTTCTATTGCCCCGCCGCCTGCTCCAGTGTGTTCGGTTCTACCACTCCATTTGTCTTTGCGTAGCCGTTCTGCTACGAATTTTGCCGTGTCTGCCTGTATGCGTTTCTCTGTATCCGTCTTGGTCTCATTCGTAAGGTATTGATTGAGTCTCTTTTCCGCTAGGGCAACCATCTGACTGTCTCTGACCGCATCCGTAAACCATCCGGGCATCCTAGACGTAATGGTTTCAGCGTATTCGGGTCCAAATCCTGCCTTTAAAGCGGAATTCTTACAATCCGTATAAGTCGGACTTTTTGGGTCTAGATAATTAGCAAGGAACGCCGCATGCCGTGGGTCTGGGTCGATTTTCTCTTTTTTCTTTTTAGTCTCAAGTGTATTAGGCATTTGATCGGAGATTAGAGGGTGACAGGCCCACCTCGGACCGCACATTGTGGTCTTCAGCTTTGTCTAACCGCCGATGAAACGTCCAATATCGGGGTTAACCCGTCTATTGTAAATTTGTATTTTGTAGTCCCCCTAAAAACTCCTTTGTATCTCCCCCCGTTCAATCGAGTCAGGTCTAACCCGCATCCATCACACTGCATTTTCATTATCGTCGCAGTCGTGATAACTTTTAAAGTGGAATTCTTGCAAGTTCTGCACATTTGCAGTGGTTTCATTGGGTTTTTTATAGTTTCGTTTGAGTTAAGAAACGCCTGTCAGATCCCCGCTAATTGCATTCTATACGGGCTTCGACAGGTACGGTTACAGAAAGTCGTGCGTATTTGCATTCATTTATCCCCTACGTTTATCCGTCTCTCAATCGTTTGCTCTCGATTGGTTTACCGTGTAGGTTAAGTTCGTTTTAAAACCATTGCTGGCCGACCCCTCAGGCTTCTGCCCGTCAGGATTCTTTTGCTTTGCGAACGAACGACAAAGTTTAGGACATCATTCGGGCTTACGACGTGGCAGGCTACGAGTGAAGCGGATAAACTTATCTGTCAACCGACCTCTATCCTTTAACGTGCAGTCGGTATCTATTTTTATTCTATATTACGTGGAACATCTGTGTCAATATCGACCCAACATATCTTTCTTAACTTAAACGAAACTATCTCAATATTTAGATCTTGACAAAAACAATAAATCATGTTAGACTATATACATGAAGATAATCTATATAAAACAAGGCCTAAAAGAAAGGAAAAGGGTTCATCGAGTATTTGTGGACGATGAAGATTATGAATGGCTCAATGACCTCCGCGGTTGGAGTGTTAATGCTGACGGGTATGTCCAGCTCCGCAAATCTGGAAATAAAGCCACGGGGGGGGTAGCATTCACTCGTAGTATGGCGCGGCTAATAATGATGCTCCCTCCTGGCCTTAAAGGTGGGCATGATTTAACGGTTGACCATATCGACGGAGATCCTCTTAATAACCAAAAAGAGAATTTGCGGGTTTGCACCATACAAGAGAACATACAGAATCCCAACACTTTTAATACCCAAAAGACGATCCGAAGCATCGCCAAGGGGTGGCACAAGGTGTATAGAATGCCCTAAGACCCCTAAAGATACCCCTCGAAGATACCCTTTAGGTATATAAACTGTGGATAAACCTGTGGATAAAATTCGGAGACCAAAGCGGGTTAAGCTCGAACAGGTACTTGACAAAATATGCCTCGTCATGGTATAATTTTAGTAGAGGTTAAGGAGAGGCCTCCACAATTAAAGGTCGAAAAACCCAAGAAAGGACAAAATAATATGAAAGTAGCACCTCCACCCTTTCAGACATCACGGAAGTCAACGGAGAGCCTCCCAGAGGCATTCGAAGAGGACATCGACCGTGAACAGCAAGAATTCGAACAGTCAGTAGAAAAAGATAAGAAATATGGCGACATTAAAAAATGAAATTAAATATAGTTGCTTTAATGATTGTAAACAATCAGGATGTCCTAGTCATTTAATGACTTTAAGTATTCAAAATACTAGTGAGATTTTGATTGTTGAGATTGACGGAAAGCATTGGTTATCTGCTGACCCTAGTCAATGGGAAGCTCTTAAAACTATGTTAGGAGAAATTGACTATAATCAATTTGATTTATCTAATCCATTAAATAACTAATATAAAAAGAATAAGAATCTAAAAATCGTTAATGTTGGGTGTGCGAGAGTTTCAAACGATTCTTTTGCACCCAAGATAAGGAACAAAATGACA